ACCTTCAACAGGTTTATCTTTAATCCACAAACAATCTACACTTTGATTTGGACCTGTAACAAGTACTGCTGCTTTGCTCATTGCTTTAATACAAGCATCTTTGTCGTTGTAGTTGCCAATGTGATAATGTTCAATAGTTTGTCCATTTAGTGCTAACCAAATCAATATCCACATATTACCACTTGCCCTGACTTACACCAATATAATAAAACACTACTGTCAAAATTGCTGCTCCAATAACTGCTGCAATTAGTCCTACTGTCCATTCTAGTATTGCCTGCTTGCGTTCTTCTGCTGCATAGACTGCTTCCTTGCGCTTCTTGCGCATTTCACCTTCTATTTTTACAATTTGATCCCAAGCACTTGGACCGTAGTATAATGAAATGTAACTGCGCAATTCTTCGCGCATTTCCTTAGCTTTCTGTTTCTGTCCCCACACTTCAAGAGCATTCTGCTCAATTTCACTTGCGCCAAATACTTTTTTAAAGAATGGAGGATTTTCTGCTTGTTTGTGTGCAAAGTCTAAATCGCTTATACTGGTAGCCCATTGGTTAAGGGTACCTGCCATATCAGATATTTCTTTACCTGTTGCTATTGCACTTTTGATGCCATTGTAAGCTGCGGTTGCCATTCCAATGGCGCTGACTGGATCTATCAAATAATGCCCTTTCTTTGATAGAAGAGCCCTCACGCTCTACACAAGTATTTATGCAAAATTCTAATTATGCTGCGTTACTAGCAATTAAATTTACTGCCCACATTAGAAACACAAAAGTTCCTATAACTGAAACACCTATAATAGTTCCGTCTATTATTAGTGCTTGTTTAGCTGCTCTGCGTTTGGCTTCATTCATACGGGCTTGACGTATGCGTCTACGCTCTATCATCATATCTTCGTAGAATTGGCTTTGACCTGAATAAAGTAAAAACTCTCGTAGTTCTTTTTCTAGCTGTGCAGTTTTGTGTTTTGCTGCTGTAATTTCAAGTGCTTGTGCTTCTACACTTGTGCCGCTAAAAAGTTTTTTTACTTTTGAACCTTGCTTGTTTTCTATACTTGCTTCTGCAATACTTTCTTTTGCATCAAAGAATTTACCAAATGCTTGGGCAACGTCTTGGGCTTCACGCCCCATTTCTATTGCACGTTTAATACCATTGTAAGCAGATGTTGCCATACTTACTGCTGCTGCAATTTCTATCATTGTCTTTCCTTGTACAACTTTATAGTTGTGTCGTTAGGATCAATGAGCTTGGGTACACAATATGCTTCAAGTTTAATCGTGGGAGGTTGATATCCAGAGTTTCTTCGTTTGCTAGACACAACACTGTCAGCAAAGAATCTACATCTATTGATATCTGTGAAATACATATCATTCGATACTATGTCTCCGTTAACTAGTACAGTTAACAAAAATACGTGTATCAATACCTACGCCCTCGTAGTAAAGGTAATACACCGAGCCCTCAATGTATATGGTATTTATGTAATACAAGTCATAAAAATAGGGCCCGTAGGCCCTATTTTGTTTTACTATAAAGCTAAACTTAGCTAAAGCTTACGTTACCAGAAGTAACTGCAACTGCTGCTAAGTAGTCTGCTGCATTACCTAGAGATGAAGCAGTATTTGAAAGCTCAACATATCCATAACGTGTCATGAATGATACTGTTGGCTCAAATGTGCCTGGATCTAGGACAACACCTGAAGACATTAGTGGGATATATGGGCAGTAGAACGCTGCTGCGTCTGACTCTGAAGAACCCTTATAACCAACAAGTACGTTAGCATTGTCAGCAGCATATGTGTTAACATATACTTTCATTGCGTTGTTTAGTGTACCAACCATCTTAGTGTTAGTTGGAGCTTCAAACGCACCTTCTGTTGTACGAGCGAACGCTGAAGTAGTCGCTGACTGTAGAATTGTTAGCGCGAATGGCGAAACAACTGCCCAGTTACCAGCACCACGACGTGTACGCTGTGCAATCAAGTTTGATGCTCTGTTGATTTGAACTGCAAGTGCTGCATGCTCATCACCAACAAAAGTAGCTGTACCTGATACTGCTGCTTGATCATAAGTTTCAACTGTAGTTGCTAGTGCACCTAGTGAAGCTAGAACTTCTTGATCGATTTCAGCGGTAATTTCTTGTGCTAGAGCAGCCATAATTTCTGCTTCAACATCAATACCATGCTGTGATTGTGCGTCCTGTGCACCCTCAAATGTCCAGCGAGCTGACAACTTACGTGTCTTAGCTTCAACTGTCTGCTTGAGGATCTGGATGCTTAGTTGGTTACCAGCTTCGCCTTCAAGAGCTGCTGTTGCTGCACCTTTAGCAGTTGTAGTGTTACCTGAATATGCTTCAGCAATCTTGAATGGGCTTAGAGCTTCTTCACCTGCTGTTGCACCAGATGCACCAGTACCCGCTGTGTCTGAATAACGAACACGTAGAGTATGGATTTGACCAACTGGACCAGTCATTGGTTGTACACCAACTAGTTCATTTGCAATAACTGTTGGCATTACACGTCTGATTACTGGAAGAATCACACGGTTTAGTGTTGCAACGTTACCTGCAGAAGTTGCACCTGCGGATGCAGTCTCTGACAAGTACTTGCGAGTGTTTTCTAGCGTAGCAGCCATAACAGACTTCTTGTTGCCTTGCAAGCCTTCAAGAAGAGCAGTTTTGGTGTCCTGCCAGCGGCTTTCTAATAGTTCTGACATCATTATCTCCTTAATTTAATCCAGCAAGACGTTTAATGTCAACAACATTGTTGTCTGTTTCGTCTGCTTTGGTTTGTGTCAATGTTTCTGTGCGGTTGCCTGTAACCTCTGTGCCTTCTGTAATTACTGCCTTACGCTTTGCTGGAGTATTTCCATCAATTACTGATGGTAAGTACTTATCAAATTGTTTTTGTAAACGATCAGTTTGTACTGATTCCAGTAAGTCTGTCATAATCTCTTTTTGCTCTTTAGATAAAGGAGCAATCAAGCTATTAATAGTTTTATCTCTAGCAACTGATTCTTCAAGACGCTGTTTTTCAGCTGCTTTAGATTCTGCTAGTTCTTTTGCTTTTGTTGCAAATGCTTTTGCTTCTGCAAGTTGCTTGTCTTTTGCGTCAAGAACTTTAAGAAGTTTAGCAGTTTCTGATTTTTCATTTAGATAACTAGTACCATATTCTGCTGCAAATGCTTCAAATATTTTACGACCAAAGTCGTTTTTACGTGCTGTGTCAATATCTTCTTTAAGAGCATTCATTTCTCTCTTAAGTTGGTCACCGACCATTTCAGATACTGCTGTAGCACTTCTTTCGATAAAGTCTTTTTTGACCTTAGCAAAGTGTGTCTTAGCTTCACGTACTAAACGTACTTTTGTTTCAGCTAAATCTTTTTTATCTTCATAAAATTCTGCAATTTCATTTGATAGAGCGTCTACTACAAACTCTTCTAGCTTGGCATAATTTTCAGCCATTGCTACTTTGTCTGCACGTAGTTCAGAAATTTCTGTTTGTAGTTGTTCTACAACAAAATTCTTAAGAAGATCTGCATTTTCACGTTGAGCTACTGCAAATTTTGCTTTTGCTTCGGCTAATTGCTTACGGTCTTCTTGGAATTCGGTAATTTCTGCTTCGAGGCGCTCAGAAAGCATTGTATCAATTGCTTCTACCATTGTTTGCTTATCATGCTCATACTTCTGTGCGAATTCTTCGCGAAGATCAGCAGTTGCAGCACGGCGGTTTTCAGCAACTTTGCTTTCCCAAGCTTCTTCAATTTGTGCTCTGATCTCTTCTGAAACAACATCGTTTTCGAAAAGTGTTTTCAGTGCATCTATCATTACTTTCTCCTAGTTTATTGGAGTTTGTTGATTATGTTAATCAACGATTCCTTAAGATACTTCTGTGCCTTTGTATCATGTTTAGTTGCCTGTGCTAATTCGTATGCCTTCATCCCGCCGCGAACATTCATTAAATGTTCGTATATTGGTGTAGGATATGCACCAGGGGCGCTAGGCTGTGCCACAACGTCCACGGTGATTATTTCAAAATCTGAGACAACATTATTGCCGTCGTCTGATACGTTACCAGAGCCCCTTGATGAAACACCAAGTTTTACACCATTTTCTAGCATAGTGCGCACTAGTTGTCCCATAGGGGTTGGTAAGATCTTTAGTTTTCCGTAACCGTTTGGTCCATCCATCCACATTTCTGTAATCATATGGCTTACACGGTCTAAGTTTATATTAAGTCCTTCTGGATGATCAACTTCGCCGAGAACACTAAATCCGTTCGAGCATTGATCGTTGAGAGTTTTGACAGCCCTGCCGATTTCATTTACAGGATACACTCGCTGATTAGCGTTGCGAACGTCACCTTGGATACAAATACCTTTCATATAAAGATCTTTGCCTTCGTTTGCGTTCTCAAGCACAATTTGTGCTTGATCAAATGTCAAATGCTCTCGTAAGTTTTTCATTCAGTTTTCCTTACGTTTTTAGCTGCCGATAGTTGATTTTTTATCAGCTGCTTGCTCAGGCTTGCCTTTTTTCTCAGCACCGTGTCCTGGCTCTGATTTGCCAGCTTTTGCTGCTTTGCCGCCTGGTACATTGACGTTGCCTGCTGAATCTTCTTTAGGTGCACTTGCTCCTGTGCCTTTTTCGTCAACACTTTCGCCTTGTGCAATATTGCCTGCAGTACCGCCCATGTCATTTTTACCAGCTACTGCTGACTTAGTGTTTGCACCGTTGTCACCCATTGTTGCTGATACTTTTTCTACATACTCACGCATTTGTTCGCCTGCGCTTTTTGGTTCTTTTGACTCTTCAACTTCTTCGTCTGATGCTTCGTCTACTTCTTCGTCTGATGCTTCTTCAACTTCTTCATCTGCTTCAAATGCAAATGCTTCTTCTTCTGGTTCTTCGTCGTCCATATCATCGTCGCCTTCGTCACCAGCCATCATTTTTTCAAATTCTGCTTTTAGATCTTCTAGCGCATCTTCTAGGTCTTCTACACGATCTTCAACATCGCCTTCTTCACCTTCGTCATCGTCGCCTTCTTCGTCGTCCATGTCCATGCCTAAGTCGTTAGCTAAGTCGCCTGTCTGGTCCATTGGGCCCATGTCGTCGTCTGCTTCTACTTCAAAGCTATCAAGATCAAAGTTTTCTTCAACTTCGTCATCTGACTCGTCTACTTCTTCATCTGTTGCTTCGTCTAGGTCGTCTTCTGACTCATCTACTTCTTCGTCAGCAGCTTCTTCAACTTCTTCATCAGTTGCTTCTTCTACGTCTGCTTCGTCTTCTAGTAATGACTCATAAATATCACGTGATTTTTCTACTACAATCTCGTGAAATAATTCTTGTGCTGCTTCCTTGTCTTCGTTGACAAGAAGTTCTAGCATCTTCTCAAATTTTGTTGTATCTGACATTTTTTACTCCTATAAATTGTATACACACCAGAGAGGTGTGGGGCTGTCATTATATATTTAACAAAGATGTTAAAAAACCGGCGAAAATAGGCTCAAAATGACTAAAAAAATTAAAATTTAGTCTAAAGTGTAAATTTCTTTAAATTTTTCTACTGTAATATGCTTTAAATTATTTAACTTAGTTAGCTCTTTTGGTACAAAAGAAAATTCATCATCCATAACTCTGATAAATTCTATGTCTTTATTACTGTCAATTACAGCAACAGTTTGTTTCAACCAGTTGTTGTAATAAGTTGCTTTGTCTGTGCTTTTCTTATAATTAGGAGTGTCTGCATACATGTTATTAACAAGCGTGTTGTTTACACCTATGTAATCAAATCCTAAAATATAAATTTTATTATATTTCTTTTGTTCACAGGCTAAGAATAATGCTGTTGGTCCACTACTCCATCCCTTTGCAGGATTAAAGTAATTAAATCCTGTAAACTTTTCGTATGCTCTATTAGGGTTTGTCCATACTTCGTTGCCATACTGATATCTAGATTTGTTTATTTCAACAATCATCTTAACATCAACTGCAATTAAGTAGTCAGGTGAGAATTCTCTGTACAAAGCATTACAACCAAAAGTAATACCTTTGTCTTTTATATCAAGTAAATTAATTTCTCGGCGACTTATTCCGTTGCCGATTACAAACGCTGTTTTGTGATGCACATTATAATCCGCCTTCTTGAGCTGCTGCTTGAGCAGCCATTCCATACATTTGTCTAATAAAGGTTAATTCTTTATCTTTTTCTTCTGTATGTATCTCCGAAGCTTTGCGGATTCTGTTGATTTGACGTAACGACAATCTAGTTTTACGAGTGTCATTCTTTTGCATAGGTGAGTCGTCGATATCTGCCTCGTAGCTTTTATCTTCTACAGGCTCAACTGTTTCTTGATCAAAATAAAATAGTTCTCGTAATATCATATTGTATTTATAAAGTTTGTTCTGTATTTCCTGCAGAAGTTCCTATGTCTGCATCTGTAGCAGACTCTGGACCTGCATCTGATCCACCATCTTCTGAAGGTGTTGTGTCTGGTGCTTCATCTTCAATGTTATCTAGATCAGATCCTATGCTTGCTGAACTAATTCCTGCATCTCTAAGTTCTGCATCAGAAGATGCTGCACTAGATTGTAATTCTTCATCATTTTCCTCACGCCATAATCGTTCGTTTTGTGCTAGTTCTTCTTCGGTAAGTCCTAAGAAACGTTTGAGTGCAAAACGATTTGAAATATAAGGTATAGCACTCATCTGTGTAAATGTAGGAACACGAGCGTTGTCAATTTCACTTTGACGATATGCTGCAAAGTTTTGCGGTGGTTGGAATTTTAAATCAAACATATTTGTATCAATGTTGATTCCTTTTTCAAGCAAATAACGCTTAAACTCTTGATCAAATTCTTCAACTACTAAGTTTTGCAGACGTTCACAATAGGTATTAAAGCGTAACTCCTGGATATATGCTGTTCCCACACGTCCATCATTATATTGTGCTGCTGAATCATCTGCTCCAGTAGGTAGGTACGAACTTGGGATACGTAATCCGCGTACCAACTTATTAGTAAAGTATCTAAGGTCATCAATTTCTCCTAAGTTAGTGCCACCTGGAAGCGTTTCAACTTTAGAGCCTCTACCTTCTGCGGTCTGCGGGAAGAAGTAGTCTTCGTTGATTGATAGAGGATTGTATGATGAGTCTATGACATTCTGACCGCCCCCTG